CAACGGAACGAACAGCGTGATCGCCTCGGCCTCCGCGATTCTTACCGGCGCGCGCTACGCGGAGACGCAAAGCCCGACGGTCACGGCCTAAAGAAGTCGTACCCCCACCACCCGAAGGGCGCGTTTACCCCCAGCGCGCCCTTTTCCTTTTTTCAGGGGCAAGGATGTTTGCATGTTCGTGCGAATGAAGACCGGAAGGTATGCCGGTGAGGTCCGCGAAGTGGAGTTCACGGTCGGCCGCGACCTGGTGTCGCTTGGCCGCGCCGAGAGAATCGATTTCTCGGGCGCGGTGCAGTATCCGCCCGCGCCTCCGGAAATCGCGGCGAGCAATCCCCTTGACGATTCGAATGACCGAAAAAGGCCGGCATCTCCTCTGCGAACAGAGACGAGCCGAAGCGAGCAGCCGCGGCGGAGCAATCGAAGTAAGCGATGAGATCGCCCGCGAGCTGGTGCGCCTGGGCTATGCCGAATTCGTGAGAGAGACGGAACCGGAAAACTGAAATGTCCTCGCTTATAGTCGTCACTCCGCCAAGCTCCCCGGCGCTCAGCCTTGCGCTGGTAAAGACCCACCTGCGCGTCTTTGATCCGAATGACGATCAGCTGATCTCCACGTATGCGGCGGCGGCCTGCCAGCTCGCGGAAAGCCAGACGGGCCGAAGCTATGTGAACAAAGGCTACCTGCAATCGCACGATCAATTCCCGCATCGCCACGATGGGCATAATTCAGGAAGCGGATTCCTTTACGCGGCGCCGCGGTATTCGCATCACCGTGGCGATCACCGCCAGGAGATCAAGCTGCTCCGCTGCCCGCTCGTGCAGGTGCAGAAGATCACCTACATCGGCACGGACAGCCTGCCGCACGATCTTTTCCCCGCTCCGGAGCTCTGGCAGCCCTCCACGGAATATTCGCTGGGCGACCAGGTGCAGGATTCCAACGGCAACCTTCAGGAGATCACCGCGGTCGATGATTCGAAGGCCAACAAGGATCGAACCTTCAGCTCTGGATCGGCGAAGCCGGCCTGGAGCGGCTCTCTCAGCGGCACGGCGGCGGACGGCCCTTTCACGTGGACCTGCGTAAAGACGCCCGCGCCGGCGGGAGATTTCCTGGTCGATCGCGAATCGGAGCCGCCGCGGGTGATGCCGCTCTCCGGCCAGGTGTGGCCGCCCACGCTGCGCGGGATACCGAATGCGGTGAAGTTCTACTTCATTGCCGGCTATGGCAATTCGGGAATCTCGGTTCCCCCGGAGGCCAAAGTGCTCCAGCTGCTGCTCACCGCAAACTTTTATCAGAATCGCGAACCCCTCGCGTCCGTACAGTTCCAAACGATTCCGGGCTACCTCGATAGCCTGGTGTGGTGCCTTCGCGTGATGGACTTCGTGCCAACGCCTTAGAAGCTTCAAAAATTCAACGGAGGTTTAGAAAATGTCGCAGACAGCACTTACCGTCACACCGCTTGTCGGGCCATATCCGGCCGCGCTGCCGCTCAGCGCGGGAGCCTTGAAGGTCACCATGGCGGCCGCCGACGCGAGCAATGGCAACTCGATTGCGCTCACCGGCTCCGAAATCCTGCTGATTCAAAACACGGACTCGTCTTCCCACACCGTCACGATCACTTCGGTGGCCATCAACGGGCGGACCGGGGACATCACCACCTACAGCATTCCCGCCGGCGAGATCCATGCCTTCGCCTTTCGCGGCAGCGTGAACGGATGGCAGCAGGCCAACGGCAACGTGAACCTGGCCGTGAGCTCGGCGCTGCTCTACTTCGGAGTGCTCAAGCCGGCCAGCTAAGCCGGATTCTATTTAATTAGAGAATTCGCCACCCATGGCATTCAGCTCTCCGATCAGCACGAATATCAGTGCCGGTACGCTGCAGCACTGGATCGTCATCGTCAAGCCCACGCTCGCACAGGATTCAGCCGGCGGCTGGGCCGAAGATGCGGAAAGCCGGGTGGCCGCGGTGCGGGCTCAGGTCTTGGCCCTCACCGGCCGCGAGCTCTATGCGGCGCAGCAGCAGGTGTCGGAAGTGACGCACCAGATCACCATGCGCTACTTGCCGGGCATCACCGCAAACATGAACGTGTGGTTCCGCGGGCGGCAGTTCCGTATTCAGGCGGCGGTCGATCCCGACGAGACCCGCAAGGTGCTCGTGATGCTTTGCCTGGAGCGCAACAATTCAGCCCGGGATGCCGGCGGCGCGGCGATTTGAAATGCCAGCAGTGATCGAAGTAAAAATCTCCGGCCTCGACAAGATCGAGGAGGCGCTCGAACACGCGCCGCTGCGCGTGGCGAAGAGCATCATGCGCAACGCGCTCGTGGCTGCCGGGCGCATCTGGAAATCGGAAATCGCGGCGCGGGTCCGGCGGGGCCCGCACCACCCGGATGGCGGCGGCGCCGTTGAATACGACGTGCTCGCCAATAACGTGCAGATGCGGACGCACGTTTCCGGCCAGGAAGTGCAGGGCTCGGTCTCGGTGGGCTTCAGCTCGAAATTCTACTGGGCCAAGTTCCTCGAGCGCGGCACGGGCCCGCGCGATCGTTGGAAGGGGAAGGGAAGCACCCGGGCGGACTACCGGGCAAAGGGCGCGGCGAAGGCGGGCGGCAATCGCATGCCGGCGTTCCCCTTCATGGCGCAGTCCGGCCAGGCCCGCAGCCAGGACGTGCTCGACCGCTTCACCGAGGGTGTGAAGCAGGCCCTCGGCGAGGAATACCGCTAGCCGTGCTTGACGAAGGGCTGAATCAGCTCATCGCGACCTCCGCCGCGGTGCTCGCGCAGGTGGGAGCGAGCCGGAAGGACAAGACGACGGGCGTTTTCGGCGGCCAGGCCCCGGCGCAGACACCCGTGCCCTTTGTGGTGATCGAGCAGATCGGCGGCGACCCGATCATGACGCTCGATGGCCCGCTGCTGACGCGCACGGCGCGCTTCAAGTTTTCCTGCCACTCGGATTCGCGGCTCGCGGCGAAGCGGCTGATGAGGGCCGTGCGCGGCGTGCTGGAGGGCTCCACCGGCCTGCTGCCCGACGGCACCAACCTGCAGAACGCGGAGACGGTGCTCGAGGCGGACGCCTTCGAATACGCGCCGCTCGATTACGTGGCGCCGCTCGAAGTGGAGCTGATGTACGACGACACCGGTTCCTAGATCTTCTGAAGCAAAAGTCTCAACCGCCCGGCCCGCAACGGCTGGCGGAATCAAAAAAGGAGTGAACCACCATGCCAAGCACAGCCATTGCGGGACGCGGCAGCCACCTGCAGCGCAGCACAGACGGCGTCACCTACACCACAATCGCGCAGGTGAAGCAGTTTTCGCAGACGGGATCGAAACAGGACTACGACGACATCACCAACATGGATTCTGCGTCGTCCTTCCGGGAGTATCTGGCGACCCTGAACGACAGCGGGGAGATGGGATTTGACCTCGTCTTTCTGCCAGGAAGCTCCATCCAGCAGCAGCTCCGCACCGATTTCAACGCCCAGACACTGCTCTACTGGAAAGTCGTGCTGAGCAACGGAACCAACGGCGTGAGCTTCCAGGCCTACGTGCAGTCGCCCGGCGACCTCGATACCAAGGTCGATAAGGCGGTCACCCGGTCCGGCGCGAAGCTCAAGATCACCGGCCCCGTCACCGAGTTCTAGTTTTTCAGGCAGAGAAGGGCGCAGCGAAGTGGCTGCGCCCTTTGTGTTTTTAGACGAATTGTTCGCCCGCTTGCCCGGGCGCGAGATCAGGGAAAAAGATCAGGGCTCCCGGTCGACGGATAGTCGAGCCAGGGAGAATGGGAGGAAGTTATGTCAGCATTCGCAGGGTCGATGGTCCTCGCCGGGGAGCTCGAAGCTCTCCACATCCGGCGCGGCGTTGTGATCGGCCGGAGAGTTTCCGGCTCGCGCGAGCCGAGCGCCATTCGCGCGATCAAGGATCCGTTCTACCGCCTGGCGCTGATCGAGCAGATGAAGCGGGATCTCTTCGATCCCGGGCTGGCCTGGGCGCGCAACCTGCTCAAGCTCTCACCGAAGGGTCTCGTGACCACTGCCGGCGTGAACTACCTGGCGGACTGCTTCGCCGGTACCGGAAACCCGACGAACTTCAACTATCACGCTTGCGGCACGGGAAAGTTTTCGGGATCCACGAACTCGATCACCGGCGCCACCAACGCCACGCCAATCGTGGTGGCGGAAACCGCGCACGGTCGCACCACCAATGACTTGTTGACGATCGCAAGCGTTACGGGGAACACCGCGGCGAATGGCGACTGGCAAATCACCGTCACCGACTCCGGCCACTATCAGCTGATCGGCTCGGTGGGCAATGGCAGCTATGGCGGCTCGCCCACGGCGCAGCGCATCAATGGCGCGGCGGATACCGCGCTTGTGACCGATTCCGGCGTTTCCCGCGTGGCCGGCACGCAGACATGGCCCAGCTCGGTGAACCAGTACCGATCGGTCGCCACGATGAGCTTCACTTCGTCGCTTGCGATCGTGGAGTGGGGCCTCTTCAGCGCGTCCTCTTCCAGCACGCTGTGGGATCGCCGGTGGTTCAATACCGCCGGAGCTCCTGTGACGACAGCCAGCGCAGCCCTCACCGCGGGCCCGATCAACGTGAACAACGGCGACTCGATCCAGTTCACCTACACGCTCACCATCAACGCTGGCGGGAGCTAAAAAGTGATCTCGGTAACGGTCACATCCGTTCAAAACGAGGACGGCCTGGTGACGATTGGCTACACCGGGTCTCAGAGCGGGCCGGGGAATAAAGTTCAATTCACCGCAGAAGGCGAGATGCTGTCCGGCCCGCTTGATCCATCAACGGAGTTCGGGATA